AATATACGGGTCAAATCAATCTGATTTAACACAAATAATTCAAAATAACCAAAACGTACTAGATGGAAATACATTCCCAACCTCTCCTACTATTGTAGGAAATTATAAAGTATATAGAAGTATAGGCAAATTTGTTGCTCCTACTACGTTTACAGCCCAACTTAAAACATAAAATAATTTAAACTCAATAAACAATGCCATTACTAGGAGGTGGATTTACTATACAAACACAAGTTCCAATTGATGATAGATTCATTAGGGATAGTGCTGTAGATCGTTTTTCCATAACTACGTTTTTTAATGGGTTAACAGTATATTCTACAGGTTCCAATGAATATTTTATAGTTGTAGACCGAGATGAAACAAGCACTAATGTAGGGTGGAGGCAACTTCCTACCCATTATGTTACTTCAAGTGTAGCAGCAATAAGCTCTACTACTTCATTATATACTATTACAACAGGAAGTCAAACTAACTCTGAGGACGTAAATTACCATAGTGCCCATTCAGATTATCAAATTTATGATGGTAACGGTACAAGAGCAGGTTCTATACTAGCTAGTTTCAATGGTAATAGTTTAGATTATACTGATTTTAGCAATGCAGGAACTGGTGATCAAGCAAATCATATAGAATTACAAGTTGTATTAATAACTGATGGGATAAAAATCCAAGTATTAAATTCTGATGGAACAAAAACCCCACAGGTTAAAATTTCTACTCGACTTTTATAATATTTATAAATAAACAATATGGCAAACACCCCAATTTGGCCCGGCTCTAGTTCATTTTTCCCAGGGGATACTCCTTTTGGATTTTATGATAATGATATAGATTTTCAATGCGATGCAGATAAAGTAGCAGTATTCTGCAGTAGACGTTTAGGATATCCTTTGGCAGATGTAGAATTACAGGATATTAATTTTTATACTGCTTTTGAGGAAGCAGTAACTACTTATGGCAATGAAGTATTTGCTTATAAAGCAAGCGAAAATTATCTTTCATTAGAGGGTTCAACTACAGGATCTGATTTAAATTATAAACTTACTCAACCTAACTTAGGAGCAGAGATTAGAATTGCAGAATCCTATGGAGTTGAAGCTGGAGTAGGAGGTAATGTAGAATACAGAACAGGTAGTATAAATTTAATAGCAAACCAACAAGTATATGATTTAAAAGATTGGGCTACATCTCAAAGTATTGATAGTAGTAATTTAGAAATTAAAAAAATATTTTACGAAGCAAGACCAGCAATCGTCCGCTTCTTTGATCCTTATGCAGGAGTAGGGACATCTGACTTTGGGAGTTTTATGGACCAGTTTGGGTTTGGGGCAATGTCTCCGGGTATTAATTTTATGATGATGCCCATAAATTATGATATAGCAAAACTTCAAGCTATTGAGCTTAATGATACTATAAGAAAATCCAACTATAGTTTTGAATTAGTAAACAATCAGCTAAGAATATTCCCTATACCTAATAGTAATGGGAAATTATGGTTTAAATATATTTTAAAGTCTGATAGGAATAATCCTATAGTATCTGGTAGTATAGGAGTAGGAGTAGTAACAGATATATCTACAGTACCTTATGAAAACCCTACATACAGATACATTAATTCAATAGGCAGGCAATGGATTTTTGAATATACTTTAGCTTTAGCTAAAGAAATGCTAGGGTATATTAGAGGTAAATATACAACTATCCCAATCCCAGGAGCAGAAACTACTCTTAATCATGCTGATTTAATTTCAGCTTCAACCTCTGAAAAAACAGCTTTAATAGAAAGATTAAGGGGTTATTTAGAAGAAACTTCAAGAAACAAATTATTAGAAAAAAAGGCAAATGAAGCTGAGTTTTTACAAAAAGATTTAAATAAAGTACCCTATACTATCTATATTGGCTAATGGCATTATTTGGAAGAACCCGTGATGTAAATTTAATAAAAACAATTAATCGTGAATTGTTAGGGGATGTTATTACCCAACAATGTTCTTTTTATAAAATAAGATTAGAAGAAACTACATTTAATCTATATGGAGAAGCAGCAGGAGGTAAATTTTATGATGGGCCTATTATATTTAATTGTTTAGTTGAAAGAAGTGACCAAGAATACCCTGAAAGTGATTTAGGAGTAGATTTTAGCTGGAGCACAATTTTTAAATTCCTTAGAGAAGATGTTATAAATGCAGGTATCCAGCCTGAAGTTGGAGATATTATATTGTATAATGAAGGTTATTATCAAGTAGATGATGTAATTTCTAACCAATATTTTGTTGGTAAAGATCCTGCTTATCCAAATGAACCTAATCCATTAAACCCTGGTTTAAGTGATTTTGGAGGTAATTTATCTTATATAGTAAAAGCACATTATGAACCTGCTGATAAATTTGGCATCACTAAAGAAAGATTTTAATGGCAGAACAAGGTAAAACCCCAATTCCAAAATCTCAAAGAGAGATTTCTAAAGGATTACATGAACCTCATTATGAAAACCAAGCAGGTGATCCTAATAATGTTACTAAGTATGCTACTTCTTTAGCGGATGCAAGAACCAATAATCAAGTAATAGACCCAGGTAGAGCTTCTAGAATATCTCAAAAAGGTAATAGTTGGAAACCTTTTACCATTGGTATTAAAGATTTAGATGAAGCCATTAAATATTACTTTGATAATGTGATTAACCCTTCAGTAATTCAAAATGGTGATAGGATAGCAGTTCCTACTATATATGGTTCACCTGAAAGATGGAAATCAGTTCAGCGTGATGGGTATTATAGAGATAAAAAAGGTAAAATTATGGCACCGCTTATTATGTATAAGCGAACTAATATAGATAGGAATAAAGGAATTACTAATAAAATAGATGCTAACTTTCCTCAAAATTATGCTGTATTCCAACAACCTTATTCTAAACAAAATTTTTATAATAGTTTAAGTGTTTTAAATGGAGCTAAACCCATCAAAACTTACCAAGCAATTGTAATACCAGACTTTGTTACTTTTACATATAGCTGTGTAATTTACACCTATTATATGGAACAATTAAACCAAATAATAGAAGCTATAAATTATGCCGCTGACACTTACTGGGGCAATCCAGAACGCTTTAAATTTAAAGCTATGATAAATAGTTACCAAACTATTACTGAATTAAATGTAGGACAACAACGTACTGTAAAAGGTACCTTTGATATTAAACTAAATGGTTATATCATACCAAATGTTATACAAAAAGATCTTAATGCTCTTAAGAAATTTTCTAGTGATTCTAAAATTATAATAAATCAAGAAACAACAGAAAATTTAACAAGAGATAGAGGCAATAATTTTATTGAAGACATTAATACAAACTTAGATTAAAATGGCAGAACAAAAACTTACTAATGAAGAGATTAAACAAATAAAATCTATTCAAAAAATTCAAGGACAATTAGTAACTAGTTTTGGAGAATTAGAAATTCAAATCCAAATATTAGAGTTACAAAAAGAAAAATTAGTTGAACAATTAGAATCTTATAAAAGTAAAGAATTAGAGTTAGCTAACAGTTTATCAAAAAAATATGGTAATGGTACTATAGATTTAGAACAAGAAGTATTTAAATCGTAAAAAATTATTTTGAAAAATTTTTATATATTTATCAACAAGACAATTGTTTAACAATATTTTTTAACTTTAAAATTCGAATTTTAACATGGCAGAACAAATAATTTCACCAGGGGTATTTCAAAATGAAAATGTCCCTGTATCCCTTGAGGCCGCAGCAGCTCCTATAGGTGCCGCTATAATAGGCCCCGCTGTAAAGGGACCTATAGGTATTCCTACCTTAACAACTACTTACACGGACTATGTAACTAAATTTGGTGCAGGTGTAGTTAGTGGTGGTATTGAATATTCATATTTTACAGGCATATCAGCCCAAAACTACTTTAAACAAGGAGGTACTAACCTTACAGTGATTAGAGTTGCTAGTGGATCTGACGATTTCACAGCAGCGACATCTTCAGCCGTTATATCCGGTAGTGATGCAGGTACTGGAGTAAATGATATATTCAAACTTCAAACTATCTCAGAAGGTGCTAATCAAAATAGTACTTCTACTGAAACTGTAGGTAATGCTTTACCTGATGGAACTTCTGATAATTTAAGATGGGAAATTACTAATGTAGACTCAGGCTCAGGTGTCTTTACCCTTAATATTAGACAAGGTAATGACAGACAAGCTGATAAAACAATCCTTGAATCTTGGAGAGGTGTTTCACTTGACCCTAAAAGAGATGATTACGTTGCTAAAGTAATTGGTAACCAATCCTTTTCTGTGGGAACAGATGGTAATGATTCATTTGTTCAAGTAACAGGTGAATATCCAAACAATTCTAAGTATGTAATTGTAAAAGAAGTACTTAAACCTACTCCTGATTATTTAGATGGTGCTGGAAACTTTAAACCTGCATTTACTTCTTCACTTCCTGCTGCTCAAAGTGGTTCATTTGGAGATGGTGTAGGTAGCTTATTCTTTGGACAAGCGGGTGGAACTAAATACTATAAAGACATCACAGCTACTAACTCACAAGGTTTAATAGCATTAGATTATACATCATCAGTTAATTTATTAAAAAATAAAGATCAATATAACTTTAATGTAATTAGTGTTCCTGGTCTTATATATGCATTTGATACAGCAACAGAGGGTGTATCCCATAAAACAGTATTAAATGACATTATTACTAATACAACTACTAGAGGTGATAGCATTTTACCAATTGATATTGTAGCTTACAATTCAACAACTTCTGCAGCCATCACACAAGCTAATAACTTAAATACTAACTATGCAGCAGCATACTGGCCTTGGTTATTGGTTAAAGATGAAAACACAGCAGCTAACGTATGGTGCCCAGCTTCAACAGTAATCCCTTCAGTATATGTCTTTAATGATAATACTTCTGAAGCCTGGTTTGCACCTGCTGGTTTCACTAGAGGTACTATGCCAAATGTAGTAGCCCCTGAAAAAACCTTACCACGTGGATTAAGAGATAATCTTTATACGGCTAAAATCAACCCAATTGCTACCTTCCCAGGTACAGGTGTTGTAGTTTACGGTCAGAAAACATTACAGTCACTATCAACTGCACTTGATAGAGTAAATGTTAGAAGATTGATGATTGCTCTTAAAGGATTTATTGGTAATGTTTCTCAAAATCTTGTATTTGAACCTAATTCACTACAAACTAGAAACAGTTTCTTAAGTACTGTTAATCCATACTTAGAGAGTGTTCAGCAAAACCAAGGTTTGTACGCGTTTAAGGTAATAATGGATGACTCTAATAACGGTCCTGACGTAATCGACAGACAAGAATTAAGAGGTACTATTTACCTACAACCAGTTAAGACAGCAGAATTTATCGTACTTGACTTCAACCTCCTCCCAACAGGAGCTGAATTCCCATCATAATAAATTCTTAACAATAAAAGAAAGGGGTCGAAGCAATTCGACCTCTTTTTTTTTTTAAATATTTATAAATAACCCCAAATAGGGTTATATTTTAACAAACTTAAAAACGACAATTATGGCAATATTAGATCCAAACGAAATATTTTTTACAGCGTTTGAACCCAAACAGCAGAATAGATTTCTCATGCTTGTTGATGGTGTACCTTCGTACTTTATCAAGGGTGTGGGAGCAATTTCATTAACACAAGGAGAAGTAACTCTTAACCACATTAATGTATACAGAAAAGTAAAAGGTAAGACCACTTGGGGTAACGTACAGTTAACCCTTCACGATCCTATCTCACCTTCTGGAACACAAACCATCATGGAATGGGTAAGATTACATCACGAATCAGTAACAGGTAGAGATGGTTACTCTGACTTCTACAAGAAGGATGTAACATTAAACATCTTAGGCCCTGTTGGTGATATTGTTTCTGAGTGGGTGTTAAAAGGATGCTTTATTGTAGATGCCAACTTTGGTGACTACAACTGGGACAACGAAAACGCTGCTCAAACTATTACAATGACCCTTGCACCAGATTACTGCGTGTTAAATTACTAATCAATCAGACCGATTACAAAAGAGAGCGCACGAAAGTGCGCTCTTTTTATCTTTTTATATATTTATATCAAACAAATAAAGTTATTTTAAATGAGTGAAGAAAAAAAAATTAAATTCCCTACGGAAATTGTAGAGTTGCCTTCAAAAGGCTTACTATATCCCAAAGACAACCCACTCTCTTCTGGTAAAGTTGAAATGAAATATATGACAGCTAAAGAAGAGGATATCTTAACTAACCAAAATTACATTAGACAAGGCGTTGTTCTTGACAAGTTAATGCAATCGCTGATTGTGTCGAAGTGTAATTATGATGACCTTGTAGTAGGCGATAAAAACGCTATAATGGTTGCCTCTCGTATTTTAGGTTATGGTAAAGATTATACCTTTGAATATGAAGGGCAAGAGGTTACAATTGATTTATCTGAAATTGAACCTAAGTGGATTAAAGAAGAAGATTTAGTAGAAAAAAATACTAATGAATTTAGTTTTACTCTCCCCCACACTGAAACTCCAATCACTTTTAAAATCTTAAATAATAAGGATGAAAAAGCTATTGAAGCCGAAATTAAAGGAGCTAAAAAAATAAATAAATTAGCCTCTCCTGAATTATCAATGCGACTTAAGCAAATGATACTCTCAGTAAATGGAGATGATAGCCGTAAAGCAGTTAGAGAATTTGTAGACACCTATCTCTTAGCTCGTGATTCTAGAGCATTAAGAGAACATATTAAGGAGATTCAGCCCGATATGGATTTAACATTTGATTTTTACCCTGAAGATGGGGGTGATACTCAAGAAGATGTTAAAGTCCCTATCGGGGTCACGTTTTTTTGGCCTGACGCGTGAGTATAGAATGAGCATGTTCGCCATGATCCATGATGTAGTATATCATGGTAATGGCGGTTTCGATTGGGATACGGTATACCACATGCCCATTTGGCTTAGACGCTTTACATACAATAGAATAGCGTCATATGTCAAGGATCAAAACGATGCTCAACAAAATTCTTCGCAACAGACTGCAGGAGGTACAACTCGACAAATCGACTTTACCAAACCACCTCCTGACATGAAACCAGGCCAACGTATGTAAAAAGGGGCACTGCAAAAGCAGTGCCCTTTTATATTTATATGAAAACAACATTGTATGGCTTCTGAAGAAGATATTAATAATCAATCCCGATTTAACGACCTACAAAGGGATAGTAAAGAGTTATTAGCAGACTATCAGGCTGGCATAAGGGATTCCTCTGAATTTGTATCTATCTTAACTACTCGTACTTCCCAATTAGTAGACACTATAAAGGACACAGTAGGTGAAAAGAAAAAATCTACACAAGCCGATAAAGATTTAATTAGTAGTATTACTAAAATAAATAATTTAACTAAGGATTTTGCCACTCCTTATACGGATGCAGGTAAGGCTATAAGGGATACAAATAAAGCCACAGAGCTCCATGAACGTTTAGTAAAAGATGTAGGAGTAATATCTAATAAACTTGGAAAAGATAGATTAAAACAAGCTCAAGAATACATAACAGCAGAAAAAGAATTAGGCAATCTTGAAAGAACATTAGCGGCCGAAAAAAAATCCATGACCAATCAGGATCAAAAATCTGCTGATAAAATAATTGAAGCCCAACGTAGTAAAGTAGAGGCTGAACGCGAATATAATAAGTTTATAAAAACTAGTGGAATCAACACTCAGTCCCTTTATGCTAAAATGGGAGTGATGAAGAAGCTTGAAGAAAAACAAGCAAACCAACGTAAAAAATATCAAGCATCCCTTAAAACAGGAAACCAAGATGCAATAGATCAAGCTCAAAAAGAATACAAACAATCTAAAGCAGCTGTTGATTTATATGAGGATGGACTTTCTACTGTAGAAAAAACAGCATTAGCAAGACAACAAACTAAAAAACAAGCCCAAGAACAATACAACGAGGAATTTAAAGCAGGATCAGAAGCAGCTAAAAGATATTCTTTAAACCAAAAAGATATAGATGTTCAAAGAGACGTTATAGAAGAAAAACAAAAAGGACTAGATATAGATCAAAAATTATATGTTGAAGGTGAAAAGGCTTTAAAACAATCTGAAACTGGGGTTAATTATCTTGAAGAAGAAAATAAAAGGGTTCGTGAAATAGCTGGAGCTCAATCTCTGTGGAATTTATCTTTAGGGGCTGCTGAAGGAATCCTTAAAAAAATGGGTTTAGATAATCAGGTTATTGTTTTAGGTTTAGATGAAGGTGCAAAGGCAGCTAAAGCATATTCTGCTGAATTAGTAGCAGGAAGACAAAAAGCTAGAGGTGAAGCAGCATTAACCCAACAAGCTAGTGAAGATGCAGCTAAAGTTTTAGAAAATGCTGAACAACAACTATTAGATGCTAAACTAAATGGCAGTAATGCCCAAATTCAAGCTGCTCAAATAGAATATGACGAAAGAAAAAAATTATCGGATCAAGCTAAATTAGATGCTATTAATGCTGCAGATGCCTCTAAAAAAGCCAATTCATTATTTACTAAAGTAGGAGACTCATTTAAAGTATTAGGTGAAGGGATTAGTGCTACCTTTGGGGGTATGGCTTCTGAACTTAAAGCATTAGGAGCTATAGGAATAGCATTAGCATTAACTAAAAAATTAGCTAAAGCTATATTTAGTGCATTTGGAGGTAAAATTGTTACTAAATTTGTTAACGATCTTACAAGTAAATTTAAAGAAGGAATAGATTATTTAAAAGATCAATTTTTTTCTTTACAAACTTATATAGAGGATGCTAAACTTGGTGATCAATTACGCCAACAACTTTCCCAAACGACAGCTGATCTTGCTACTGGTTTAGGGGTTTCTACTAAAAATGCTAAAGAATTAACTACTCAAGCTGGTAAAATAAGTCGTTCTTTAGGTATGTTACCTGAAGAATTAGCAGCAGGAATTGGAGAATTAAACAAATCATTTGGTACTACCCAAAAATTCTCTGATGATACTGTAAAAACATTTGGTCAATTAACCCATCTATATGGTCTAACAAACGAAGAAGCCTCTGAATTTGTCAAATTATCACAATTATCAGGCCAGGAAGCATCAGACACTACACTAACGTATAAAACACAAATACAAGCACTTAAAGAACGTAATAATATTGCTGTTTCTGAAAAAGAAATAATGGCTGAAATTGCTAAATCGAGTGCTGCTATGCAATTAACAGCAAGAGGTCAAGGTAAAAGTTTAGCAGAAGCTGCTTTCCATGCTAAAAAAATGGGTCTTTCACTTAAACAAGCTGAAGGTATAGGTGATAATTTACTCGATTTTGAAGGTTCTATTGCTAAGGAAATGGAAGCTGAATTATTAATTGGTAGAGATCTTAATTTAGAAAGAGCCAGATCAGCAGCTTTACAGGGTGATTTAGCAACAGTAGCTAAAGAAGTAGCAGGCCAAATAGGATCAGCTGCTGAATTTGGTAAAATGAATGTTATTCAACAAAAAGCATTAGCTGAATCTGTTGGTGTAAGTAGGGATGAATTAGCAGAAATGTTAAAAACTCAAGAACTCTTAGCAGGCAGTGGGTTTGATGATATGAATGATGCCCAAGCAAAATTCAAACAACTATTAAAAGAAACTGGTTCTGAAGAAAAAGCATTAGCCAAAATGAAAGAAATGGGTGCCTCAGATGCTCTTCAAGACCAAATGAGGGAAGTTTCTTTACAAGAAAAAAGAAATCAACAAGAAAGGGATATAGCAAATGCTCAATTAGCTATGGCTACAGCTGTTAATAAAGTATTTGATGCTTTTGCTAAAGTAGAAAAAATAGTTAAAAATATAAAAGTTACTATTGTAGAACAAATGAAGCCCTTCTTTGATTCATTTGGTGGGTTAGTAGGAGAAGGTGGAAAAGCATTTGAAAAAGAGGTTTTACCATATGCTAAACAATTAGGTTCATTTATGAATAATGTTGGTTTACGTATAGTAGACATTATAAAAAATAGTGGTCCCGCTCTTAAAAATATATTTCAAGGAGTATTAAAACTATTTAGTAGTATTTACGAAATAGTAGGTGGAGTAGTATCTAGACTTTTAGGCATTGAAAAAACAGGTATGAATGCTGGAAGTACATTTGAGAGTATAGCTAACTTCCTTAGCTCTATGGTAGATAAGCTAGAAAGTGTTAACATAGATGCTTTAACTGAAAAAATTAAAATCTTTATGCAAGGTGTAAAAGATACCTTTATTTCTATTAAAGAAGGTATTATGCAAGCCATAGATTTTGTTAAAAATTCTGCTTTAGGTCAATTCTTATCAGGTGATGCTGGTAAAATGTCTGTAGCAGTAGCCCCTATAGCTTTTAAAGGCTTTAAAATGGGTAAAGATGCATTCGATGGAATAAAAAATATGCTAGGGGGGAAGAAGGGTGAAAGTGAAAGTAATCCTTTATTTGTTCAAGATGTTGGGGGTGGTGGAAGCAGTGATATGATGAGTAACCTAATGAGATCAGGGGGTAGACAGGCTGGCATTGGAGGAGGATTTAAAAAAGGTTTTAAAGGTTTAATGGATTATGCCAAAATGGCCGTTAAAGGAGGACGTGCTGGTAAAGTAGGCAGAGCTAGAATCGCTAGGGCCGCTAAAGGTTTAGTTACAGGACAAGGTGCTTCATTTGTAGGAGGTACTGGTAGAGGTGCCGCCCAAGCCGCAGGTAGTTTAGGTAAAATAGGTAATATAGGTAAAACATTAGGTAAATTAGCTAAAGGAGGTGTAGTATTTGCAGCAGCAGGTATGGCAGCTGAAGCAGCAATAGGTCATTTCCAAAAGAAAGCCTCAAAAGCAGCAGATGCTATGGATGATAACATAGCAGCAATGGACGATGGTGCTGAAAAAGAAAAAGCAATTGCTGACCAAAGAGCGAAATATGCTAAAGCAGATTCACTAGCAGCAGCCGGAACAGTAGCCAAATACACAGCTTTAGGTGCCGGTATTGGTAGTATGATTCCTGTAGTAGGTACTGCGGTTGGTGCTGTAGTAGGTTTTGTAGGAGGAGTAGTTGTAGCAGCTAAAGATCATGAAAAAATAACAAAGTGGAGAAATTCATCTGCTTATAAAGCCGAAAAAGAAAGATTAAGAAACATCAAATCCATCCAGCAAAACGAAGCAAAAATGAGTACGTTAGCTGGTAAAATGAGATTAGAAGCCGTTAAAAAAGCAGCAGCACTTGAAATATCTGAAAAAGCAAAATTTGCAGAACAATTAGCAGGAGTGGGGGCTACATTTGAAAGTTTAGAAGGTATGGATATAGACCATACTAGTGACGCTTTTAAACAATTGGCTACAGATGCTCTTAATGCTGGTAATATTACTGAAACCCAATTTACAGAAGCTTTAAAAGGGACTTTAAGCCCTATGGAGTTAATGAAGGAGGCTGCTGAAGGTGCAGGGAATAAACTCAAAGGTCTAACAGAATCAGCACTCTCAGCTGCGGAGGCATTAGGTAAAAAGAAAGAAAAAGAAGCATTAGAAGAAGCGGGGGTTGATACTAATGTAATGGATGCTCAACTTGATGTTCTTAAGGGTTTCACAGACCAAATGGCAAGAACATCTCAAGATTTACTTGCAGGCTACTCAGATGACCTTTCAAGTTATTATAATACCTCAGCCTCAGAAGCCTTAGCAGGTACTGATGAAGATGCTAAAGCATTTAGAGCAGACCTTAAAGCTAGACTAGCAGATACAGGATTAGGAGCAGAAGCAGTTGAAGCCGCAATGGCAAATGCTGCAGATGTATTTGCTGGTCCTGGGATGGAAGATGTAGACATTTCTACATCAGATGGAATGAGTAAACTATTAGAAGTAGTATCTCAACAACTAGAGTATGGCATCACAGATGCTGCTACGGCTGCCACAGCTGAAGGATCTAAAGCAAAATTAAAAGCTACTACAACAGTAAGTGAATCTGGAGCAGTTGATTTAGTTGCGGGTTTAACAAAAGAAAAATTACTTGAAGACGAAAAACTCCAAAAAAGTATAACAAGTTTAGGGGTGGATTTAACCGAAGTTTTACAAGACGGTATCACTACAGAAGAATTTAATACCCAAATTATGAGCCTAACAGGTGCTCTTACTACAGCTTCTGTTGAAGATAAAGCTAAATTTGATGAAACTCTTAAACTTTTAAAAGCTAATCAAAAAGCAGATCTTATGAAACAAGCTGCAGGAGCTACGGCAGCAGGAAATACTACTTTAGCAGAAGAGCTTACTGCCCAAGCAATTGCACTTGATGACTTTATTCTTCGTCCAGGATCTGCACCTTTGAAATTTAATGAGGGTGATTTATTAATAGGAGGTACCCAATTAAATAAAGGATTAGGGGGAGCAAATGAAAATACAGTCAAACTTCAAGTAGAACCTAGTAATATAGATTTAAATAATTATATCGTTCTTCCTAATATTATAGACTTAAATAATTATGTTACTATTTCAAATCCTATAGATTTAAATAACTTTATTATTCCACCTAATGTAATGGATCTTAATAACTTTATTATTCCCCCAAGTTTTATAGATCTTAATAATTTTATTATTCCACCTAATGTTGTAGACTTTAATACTTACATAATTTATCCTGAACCTCTTGATTTAGGTAATTACCTAATTCCACCATTACCTATAATGATGGATAGTTATATATTCCCTCCAACCCCCATAGAGCTAAACAATTTTATACTTAGCCCAAATATTATTGATTTAAATTCATATATTGAAATTTTAAATATATTACTCAACAGTTATATTCAAATAGCTGAAATAGATATAACACCTTATATTACAGTAGATGACATTAATTTAAATCAATATATAAATCAATTAATTAATCTTAATGATTATATTGGAGAAGATATAGACTTATTAGATAAATTATTACCAATTGATCTTACCCAAATAATGAAAATGAATGCTGAAGAAACAGCATCCCTCCAAGCCCAACTTTCTGAAGCCAATTCCCAATTAGAAAATAAAAGCATAGTAGAAAAAATAGCATCTACTTTTGCAGGATCATTCCGTTCAATCACAGGAGAAACAGCCGAAGATTTCATTTCAAGACCTGGTCAACCCCTCCAAAAGTTTAGAGCCGATGATTTAGTTATAGGAGGTACTAATTTAGGAGGTAGTAATGAAAATTCTTCTCAAAATAATGAAAAACTTGAACAAGAATTACAAGAATTAAAACAAATTATGAGTGGGTTTGTTGAGCAAATGGGTCAAGTTGTAAATCGCCCAATTACTGTAGAATTAAATGGTAATAAAGTTGGACAAGCTTTAGGACAAGATTCATACAGAATACAATAATTCCATATTTATAACCACACATTGTGTATTAATTAGATAACAATTAAAAAAATAACGACATGTCATTATTAAAATCATTACAAGTATCTCTTTTAGGATTCAAGGGCCAAACACCCCCTGTAACTAATCCAAACCCTCTCGGGGAAGGTGGTAAAAAAACTCTTGATACTTCTCTTTTAGATAGAAATAACGGAGCTACCCCTCCTAAGTATTTAGATAACCCACCTCAGTAATAACATATGGGCCTTATTGACCTAAAGACTAATTTAAGGTCCTTAAGTTATGGGTCAGGTAGAGGGGAACCTTATGTAACCCGACCTGTTCCTGCATATGACGAAGACCCGAGCAATCCTTACATAGGAATTGATATGTTTGGCCGCTCGGGTCAACTTCAAAGGAGCCTTACCGATGTTTCAAGATTAACTAAATATCTTGGAAGTGGTAAAGGTCTCCTTTTTAATGCTAAACAAATAGCGTTAGCAAAAACTTCTCCTAATGTTCCCTACGGACTTCCGAGAAACTTTTTATTTAGCACTGTACTAGCTCAAGCAGGTGTATCTGGAACCGGTATACACTGGGACAGAACAAATAGTTTAGAGCTTGAAGATGATAAAAAGTATGGTCGTATGACCCGAGACCAATTTAGAGATTATGATTCTAATAGGTTAGGACTTCTTCACCGTAGTAAGATAGCTAAACAAGGTATATCCTCAGCAAATAAATTTTTTATTGTAAGTGACATAAATAACCAAACTACTTTAATTGATTACGCAGGAGGACCTAATTCTGTAGGGGGAATCGGAAAAACTACTTTTATAAGGTCAGATGAAAATAATACTTCAAAATATAAAACTGGGGAGGGACAATATAAAAATATATTTACTTTAACTAATACTCAACTTATAGGCCAAGGTATAGATCCGTCTGTAGGAGTAAGAAGATCAACAGGGTTTGACCATATTGGGAATTTTATTCTTAGTTTAGAGGGCTTAAATACCTCTGAAGGTAAAAGAGTAATAGGTAGACGTACCGAATATAGCCAATTTAATAGACCTAATACATATGGTACTGGTGACCCGGGCCAAGATGCTAATTTAGATAGATCTACTTACTATGAAGGGGTTCCTAAACAAACTAGTGGTACTGATAAAATTAATGTTAAAAAGCTTTATTCTACAGCCGAACAAAAATTTACCCCTCAAGATGATTTAATTAAATTTTATATTGGGGTAATAGATAATAATAATCCTACAAACAAAACTTATATCCAATTTAGAGCATATGTAAGTGGCCTATCAGATAACTACTCAGCAAATTGGAACTCAATTAACTACCCAGGAAGAGGAGAAGAATTTTTTAAATATGGGGGATTTACAAGGGACATATCATTTAGTTTCCAAGTTCATGTAGGATCTAGAACTGAATTATTTCCTGTATATAATAAACTAAATTATTTAGCTTCAATTATGGCCCCTGATTATTCAGACCCAGGATTTATGAGAGGAAATATTGTCACTTTAACCGTTGGTGATTATATTAATGATATGTATGGAGTAATAACAGGATTTACATATAATTTATCCGATGAAACTTCTTGGGAAATCGCTAGGAAAGATGATGGTACTATTGATGAAAATACTGCTGAACTTCCTACACTTATAAGTGTAGATAGTTTTAGCTTTAAACCAATCCATAATTTTTTACCTCGTACTGTTAAAGACCTTAATAATCCTGAATCAAGGTTTATATCTTTAGGAAATGCTTTAGCTGGTAAAGGATATGGTGAAAATAAAAGAGGAACAGCATGAACAGGTATAAAGAAATATCATTATTAAAAAACTCTCCTATAAAAGAAAAAAAAAGATTTTATTCTACAGTAAAATATCCTGAAATCCCTTTATCGGTAAGTGATATATATGTTACTACCCAAAAATCAGATAGATATGACATACTTGCTAATCAATATTATGGGGATAAATCATTATGGTGGGTAATTTCCGTTGCTAATCCTTCTATAACGCAAAATACCATATATCCACCCATGGGAGTACAACTTAGGATTCCTACAAATATATCCAATATATTAAACAGTTATAATAAATTAAATGAATAATGGCAAATTTAACTGGTTCTCCTTTAGATTTTTATGTACAGGAACAAATTGATATTAGGCAAAAAGTTTTAGGAAATAACCCTGAAATTCAAACTCTTGATCATAGAGTACTTAATAACCATAATAAAAATGCTTGGGTTAGATTAGCTTCTTCTGTAGATATAACTACAAATAATGCTATACCAGATATCCAATATAATATTCCTCAAAATTCTGATCTAGCAGCACAATTTATGTTAGTGGGGGGAATAACAAAAACCGAAATTAGTGGTTTTACTAGAAATAATTTACAACAACAACAAGCAATTTTCAATACAAGCCCATTTCCTCAAGGAGGAGTTGTACCTGATCAATCTGCTAATTTATCATTTAGTAATGCTGTTAATTACTCTTATGGATTAGGAAATTTAAATTACGGACTCACCCCAATCCCAGGTTTAGGATCAGTTTCAATCCAACACATGAATAGGGGTGCTATTCGAAAATTCCAAATTAAAATCCAAGCCCAAAACAAGGATCAGTTAGCGATAATTGAAGCCTTATACCTTAGATTAGGGTATTATATGTTATTAGAATGGGGCCATACTAACTATATTGATAGAGAAAAAGCATATGTAGCTAAACCTAAATTTTATACTAAAGCTTTACAAACACTTTTTTCAGGAGGAACATTAGATATAGATGTAGAAAATGCTATACAAGATGGTAGAATAGAATCAGGGGGTAATTATGATGGAGCCCTCTTTAAAGTAGACAACTATAGTTGGAGTGTAAATAATGATGGGAGTTACGATATTACCCTTACAGGGGTATCAAAAGGGGGATTAATTGATAGCTTAATAATAGGGTCCCCTAGAGAATTTCAAAACACAGAAAATACCCCAACTTTTACAGATTATTCTATAATCGACCCTGATAATGATAAAAAATCTAGTATCTTAAAGAAATTAGGTACTACTATGTCAGCTAATAATAAAGATTTAGCTAAAACTTATAAAGAAACTATAGGAAGTTATTTACATAAAGGGTTATTTAATAAACTTCAAGAAGCAGGTGCTGTCCAAATTAAGGACCCTAATGCTATAACAAATCCTAATGTATTAGACCCCTCATCTACTTTTGATTCTACAGATGACGATAGTGTTATAACAATTTTAGATCAAAATAAGTCAATTATTAATAAAGAACTGTTTGATATAACTCGAGAATTAAAGAAAAAAAGTTGGATAAAAATAGATAAAAAATCTAGGTATAAAAAATATAAACTTCGTGATGAATTGTTAAAAAGTGAAGGCATACAAGATTTAGGGGAGGCCTTAACTATAAAATTTGATAATGCTAGTAAGGCAGATAACGCAGCAGAATACAATTATATAACTTTAGGGGCACTTTTATCAATAATAAAAGAAAAAGTATTAACATCTAATAATAATATTACTGTTCCCATAAGTGATGGGTATAAAGATAATTATATGTTTACTCATTGGTTCCAACATTCAACGGATCCTAAAGTTTGTTTAATTCCTTTTGACACAGAAAATAATCTTAAAGTTGAAGGATTAGATGTAAATACTTCTAATTTTAACAAAATATTATCTACAACTTTTAGACAAGTTGAAGGAGACGAAACCCCTACTAGTCCTTACAAAGGATATTTAATGGCTGTTCATGTTAATATTGAGTATATTACAAAAACTTTACAAGAAGCTAAAAATGATAGAGGAGGAATAAATTTATATATTTTCCTTGAAAAGTTAATGTTTGGTATCCAAGATGCCTTAGGAGGTATAAACCGTTTTACTATAACTTATGACGATAGAAACGGTATAAATATAAAAGATGATACCATTATCCCAGGAATTAATGACACTGAACCTGACCCCCCACCTACAAAACTTAAATTATACGGTACCCTCCCAGGAATTGAAGGAAGTTTTTTACGTAATGTAAGCGCTCAATCTAAAATTACAGGAAAAATGGCAACCCAAATTGCTATTGGTTCTACTGCTAGTGGAAATTCTATAAATGAAAGTACCTCCTTATTAGCAAGATGGAACTCAGGATTAATAGATAGACTTCAGGCAGCAGAATCTAATGTTAAAGAAACAACAGATGCTGAACCTAATACTCTTTTAGAAGAAGTAAATAAACAATACGAATCACAATTAAAATTTTTACAAGATTCATATCAAAATTTTAAATATTTAGGAAATCCTAGTTATTCATCTGCCCAAACTACTTTAAAAAACTTATTAGATTATGATTTAGCTGTTAAAACTATAAATGGGAATATAGCGGGTAAAGGATTTATTCCTATAGATCTTACTCTAGAAATGGATGGTTTATCAGGCATTCTATTATACCAAAAAATCCAAACTACAGAAGAAATTCTTCCTTCTTCATACGCTAATAAAATTGATTTTATAGTAATGGGGTTAGACCATACTATCAATGGAAATGAGTGGACTACAACAATAAGCACTTTATCAACTCCAAAAAGAACTAACCTTACAGTAAAGGCTTCAGCTAAAGATGACAATGAATTTAGTTTACTAAACCCACCAAACCCAGAAACAGGAAAACCTGAAGAAAAACCTAAAAAGAAAACTTCTGCTCAATCAAATCCTCAAAGTGGATGGATGACTGCAGAAGCAAGAGCAGCCCTTGAATCTACTAGCAATTAAAAATGCCCTACTATCCTAAAAGCCAAATACAAACTGATCAGTACACTAAGGGAGGAGAACTTAGAGTAACAGCCACTAAAGAAGGGTATATAGGGCACTATTGGAAAACTTCCAAAGGAGAATACTTTTCAGGCAAAAATCCCTATGATGGAGTTACACTTGAATTAGAATTAATCCCATTTTTTCCTGAGTCTAGCCTTAATACTGTAGTTTACAGTAAAGGTAATATTGTTTATAACATTTTAAAAGAAGTTGATGTGACAGAAACATTATTAATTCCCTCATATGTTAAACCTTCTCCTACTAAACAGGATTATGAAATTGGTAATTTTACAAGGTATTTTGCTAGAAAAAATAATGAAAACTTATACATAGAAACTTCTAAAAACATATATAGTAATTTAAAGAAAAAAAATGGAGCTTATGATTGGAAATCATATTTAATATTCACTTTATCTTGGAAATTAACTGGGGAAGAATTAAAGGTTTCAAAAGCTAACCAAAATATTATTTTAATTACTGAACAAAATTTAAAAATAAATGGATTAGGGACTTATTTAAAAAATAACTACTTAGAATTTTATAAATAAAAAGCTTAATATTTATATTAAACCTAATTAATGGCACAAAGATTTATAATAGATAGGATAAATGCTCAAACAAACACGAGTGGAGATCGTGGTTTTTGTATACCCTATGTTTTTACCTCTGTGGGTTCAACTCCTACATTAGGTAAAATTAGCTTTATAAATCCTACAAGTAATGATTTTAATGTTACTAATGTTGAAAGTATATATGTTTCATACGAAACAGACCTAGAACATAATATAGCATCATATCTTACGGGCAGTAATAATGGAAACGTTAAAATATACAATAAGCTAAACCCAGATGCTTATGCTATATTTAATTATTATAACATTACTAAAGATGAAGCAAATAGTTATGTTAATATATCTGTTGTTGATGGAGATATTTCTGGATCATTTACATTTAGTAGTGAACAACCCTTTTCAATAGGGGATAAAGTTTGCTTTTCTTTAGATTATAATGACGGAGAAGGAGGAGGTGGAACTGGAGGATCCTCCGGGACTTCAGGTAGCTCAGGTACAAGTGGTTCATCAGGTTCTTCAGGTACAAGTGGTTCATCAGGTTCTTCAGGTACAGATGGTTCATCGGGTTCCTCAGGTACAAGTGGTTCTTCAGGTACCTCAGGCAGCTCAGGTACGGATGGTTCATCAGGCTCCTCAGGGACTTCAGGTTCATCAGGTACCTCAGGCAGCTCA